CTGGTGCAACTGTAACTATTGAAACTGATACCGTAACTGGTGCTTCTCCTTATATCTTCAACTGCTCCTTACGTTCAGTATGGGGTATGAACGGTATGCACGCTGATGGTGCAAAAGCGTCTGGTTTCCGTTCGATGGTTGTTGCTCAGTTCACTGCTGTGTCACTTCAGAAGGACGATAGAGCATTTGTAAAGTATAATGAGTCGTCTAGAGATTATGATAGTATTCCTATAACAAAAGTATCAGGTTCATCTCTTTCCAGTGGTTCTTCACAAACTGATTCTACTAAAGTTTATCATTTAGATTCTGGAGCAATTTACAGAAAAGGATGGGAAACAGCACATATTAAAGCGAGCAATGATTCCTTTGTTCAAATTGTTTCTGTTTTTGCCATTGGTTTTACCAGACACTTTGATGCAAGAAGTGGTGCAGATTACAGTGTAACAAACTCCAACTCAAACTTTGGACAACTTTCCCTTGCTTCAAGTGGATTCAAGAAAGAAGCATTTAATAAAGATAATACAGCATATATTACTTCAGTAATTACACCAAAAGCAATTACAAGCACTGAAGAAAACATTGATTGGATTTCGATTGATGTTGGTTTGACAACTAGTGTTGGTATTAGTAGCCACTTATATCTCTATGGATTTAATGATAAAGATGATAAACCACCTGTAATTATCCAAGGTTACAGAGTTGGTGCAAGAACGAATGATAAGTTATACCTTACTCAAGAAGGATCAACATATTCTTCAAGCATTTTCATGCTTGATAATGAAATCAGTGCAACAGGTATAGGAACTACCATTGCCTTAGGCACCAGTGGTGGATATAAAGAATATAGTGTATCGTCCGTAGCATCAAATATTTTAACTCTTGGTGCTCACAATATTGTCACTGGCGAAAGCATTAAATTAATCAGTGATATTGGCGACTTACCAGAAAATATTATTGAGCATCAAACTTATTATGCTATTAGACATTCTGCAACACAAATCAAACTTGCATCGTCTTTAACTAATGCACAAAATGGTACTAGTATTACAATATATGGTGGAGTACAACTTAAAGTCTTAAGTAGAGTTTCTGATAAAAACTCTGGAGATATTGGTTCACCAATTCAATATGATGCCGTTTATGGAAATTGGTTTATTCATACTGATGTCAGTAGTGGTATTTACAATTCTCTCTCAACTCTTATCGGTGCTGGTGTAACTGATAGAACAAATCCAGTTGCCTTTAGAAGAAGAGAAGATCCAAGAAGTATTGATGAGAAACTCTATAAATTGAGGGTTGTCGTTCCAAAAGAAGCAGAGAATACTAAGGATCCAGAAGAAGGATTTGTAATTCAAGAATCTTCATCAACATCCAACACATTATTCTCACCATCATCTATTACAGCATCCGATTATGCTTATGATAGAAATCCAAGGTTCATCAGTAGTTGTTCAGTAGTATCAACTACTGTAACTGTAGAAACAGATTTACCTCATAATTTAAATGTAAGTGATAATGTTATTGTCAGAGGTGTAACAAGCACAGATAACACTGCTGGAACGATTAATGTTGGTTATAATGGAACATTCACAGTAACTGGCGTATCTACAAACTCATTTACATATTCAACAACTGATGTTGATGGTAAAGTTCATACACCATCTACATTCACAAATAATACCTCAACTAGAAATGCAAATCTACCTAGATTTGAAAGAAATGATTTGAAGAGCAACTATTACATCTATAGAAGTGATGTAATTACTCCTCACATTTATAACGTTCAAGATGGTGTTTATCATCTTTATGTCTTAAATGCTGATAATGCTATTCAGACTCATTTTACAGATTCTAAGTTTAGTCAAAATGTAACAGATCTGTATCCACAACTGGATAGAGATAACATTGACGAGAACCCAAGAGCAGCAAAAACATATGCAAAGAGATCTCCTGTTGCTAGTGTTGTAACTGATGATTTGAAGAAGAGCATCACTAGAGAAACAACTGACAAGATTTTAAGAGACTTCTCTATTGGTATTCCTGTTTCTAGTGTTACTGCATCATCTGCTGGTGTCAGTACAATCACATTCTCAAAAGATCATAATCTAAGTGGTATTGTTACTTATAGTGCCCTTGCTGGTGGTAGTGGATACACCAATGGAACATATCACAATGTCAAACTGCTCAATAATGGCACATCCACATGGGATGGTGCTACTGCAAGAGTTACAGTTACTGGTGGTGCTGTAGTCAATGCTGAGATTATTGCTGGTGGTAGTGGATACACTAACGCAGAAGAGTTAGACTTTGATACTTCTGTTATTGGTGGAGGAACTGGTGCTGGTGTTACCATTAGCAACTCTGGTATTTCAACTGTTGTTGGTAATACTGTCCAAGTAACAGGTGCTGGAAATACTGCTGGTGGATATTATCGTATTACTGGTGTTCCTGCTAAGAATCAGATTTCGATTGGTCTTACAAGTGGTGATCCAACGATTACATCAAGTGAGTATGTAATTAATACGGCACCAGAAGTTATTGTATCTTCCAAGTCTTTCTCTGGAACTACATCAACTTATACAACATCGAGAGCACATGGTTTAGTTTCTGGAAATAAAGTTACAATTATAGACTCGTCTCATAACAATCTTGGTGAGTTCTTAGTTGCTACATCTCCAACACCAACAACTCTTACCGTTGTAACAACTACAGATATTAGTGCCAAGTATATCTTGAAGCACGCATTATCTGCAAACAATAAGTCATCTGATATTTCTGATGAGAATTTGGGAACAAGAGGTTATTCATTCTATGATAACGAGATTCTTACATTAAGTGCAGAGTCTGGAAGAGTGACAAATCTACAAGTCTCATTGGCTAGTAGCGGTATTTCTACTACATCTAGATTTGAGATTGGTTCTTACATTCAGGTAGAATCTGAAATTATGAGAATTACCAGCAGCACCCTTAGTGGTTCTGGTAATAATGAAATTGCAGTAATTCGTGGTGTGTTTGGTACAACCAACGTAAATCATGCTTCTGGTTCTTTAGTCAGGAAGATCAAACCACTTCCTATCGAGTTCCGCAGACCATCATATGTTCGTGCTTCTGGTCACACATTTGAATATCTTGGATATGGTCCTGGTAATTATTCGACAGGTCTTCCACAAGTTCAGGTAACTACCCTATCCGAAAAAGAAGAATATCTATCTCAAGCACAAGAACGAGATTGTGGTATTGTCGTCTATACTGGAATGAACAATGATGGTGATTTCTTCATTGGTAATAAGAAGATCAATTCTTCTACTGGTAAAGAAACAAACTTTGATATTCCAGTTGCAACAGTAACCGGACAAGATCCATCTAGATTGAGTGAAGTATTTGATGAGGCTATCATCAAAGAAAGACTTCTTGTTGAGGGAGGAAACTCTGGAACAATCTTATCACAGTTTGATGGTCCAGTCAAATTCACCAATGAAGTTAGATTTAATGATTCCGTAACTATAGTCAATGGTACAGATTCTACTAGCACTGATACTGGAGCACTTGTAGTTGATAGTATCGGTGTTGGTAAAACCATAACAGCGAAGAATATTAAAGTTGGTAGAGTTCACATAAAAGAATCTCAAGTTACTACAACTTCTGGTAATCTTGATTTGTGTGCTACTACTGGGTCTTTAGTTGCTATCTGTACTAACACCACAATCACAGGTATTCTGAGTGTAACTGATGATATTACTGCTTTCTGGACTTCTGATGAAAGATTAAAAGATAATGTTACTGCGATTGATGATCCTCTTGCGAAGGTTATTTCAATCAGCGGTAATACATTCGATTGGAATGAGAAGTCTAGTAAGTCAGGACATGATGTTGGACTGATTGCACAAGAGATTGAGAAAGTCCTACCAGAAGCGGTTACAACAAGAGATAATGGATACCTTGCTGTTGATTACCATAAGGTTGTTCCTCTCCTTGTAGAGGCAATCAAGGAACTCTCAGGTAAGGTAGAAGACTTGGAACAGAAACTATCTGATAAATAACTCTAAAGCTTATAATAATGGCAAATTTTAGAAAGTCATTTAACTTTAGGAATGGTGTACAAGTTGATGATGATAATTTTGTAGTAAGCAGTAATGGAGCAGTAGGGATTGGAACAACAGTTCCTACTGGTTATATTTTAGATGTTCGTGGAAATGCTAGCGTAACTGGACTTGTTACTAGCGCACAGTTATATTCTGGAGTGGGAACAGTTGCAAACTTGACATCGACAAATGTCAATGTTGGTGTTCTTA